TCTTGTTGGTTGTTCTGCGTAGTCTCTTCGACTACGTTTTCATCTTTTTCTTCCATAATATAATATAATAATAATTAATAAATTCTAACTAGGGTCAAACGAACCTAAATCAAATCCTCCACCTAGTATATCATTACCTGCGGACTCAAAGTTTTTAGGTGGTTTTCCACTATTTCTTTGCTCAATCATTTCTGATTGTTGTGTTGCTTGTATTTTTGTTCTTTCGTCTTTACGGTCTTCTTTTTGCTTTTCTCTTTCTTTTACTCCATCAACTTCAACTCCTTTTAGCTGCATATTATACTGGAACTCTAAAGCCATTAGTTCTTTTTTCATTTGAACTTCTTGCATCATTTTTTGAGAATCAACCTGGGCTTGCATCTGCATTAACTCAGCTTTACCAGCGTTTAACGCTTGGTTTTTCTGAACATCCGCTTGAGCAGCCGCTTGTGATGATTGTTGGTTTAGTTGAGCTTGTTGCTGCATGTTTTGCTGTTGAATAGCTTGATCTTTATCCATCTTCTTTTTTCTACGTATTTTAAGAAGTTGATTGGCTAATCTAACGTTTCTTATTTCTCTAAGATCAATAGCATCTTCTAACTCTATAGTTTGTTGTTGTAAAGCCATTTGAATGTTGTTTTCCAAAATTGCTTTTTCTTCTTCGTCTGGCATTAACTCTAGGAATATACCAAAGTCATATAAATGAAGATTTTTCATTTCTTCTAAAGTAGCAACATTATGCGTACCTATAGCCTGTATAAAAGCATCTTTAGTTGGTGAATATTCTATAATATCAGATATTCTAAGAGATAAACACTCAGCTGTTTCAGCTGTTAAAAATAAACCAGCTTGTAATATATGTCTTGTAGCTGTGTTTGAGTTTGCTGCCGCAAGTTTTTGAATACCTACTAAAGCGTTTTTGTCTGGCATACCACCGTCTCTAGCTTCGTTAAGACCGGTTACATCTCTTATCATTTGTAAGTAGTAATTGTAATTACCAATAAGAGCTTGCATTTTGTTTCCACCAGAACCTGATGTTATTTCTTGAATTGGAACTTTACCCGGGTTCATATCACCATCCTGAGTGAATGATCTACCAATCACGGAACCTGTTTGGAAGAACATATTTAAAGCTTCTTGTGGATTATAGTTTGTTCCGTTGCCTAAATCTACCTCAGCTAAACCATCAGCATCTAAGTAAACGCCATCTGGAACCATTCTAGACATTACTTGTTGTAGCTTCAAATGTGTTAACTGAATCATATCAGCAAAACCAGTTACACGTTTCACCAATGAATCAATTTTACCATTATACATTCTAGGCGCTACTATAGCATAGTTCATTTTAACCTTAGTAAAATCACTCTTAGGACGCATCATGTTTTTAGACATTTCCCATTTAAGTAGTTTATCCGTACCAAGTATCATTGCGCCATCATAAAGGCATTCTATAGACCTTAGCATTCTACTATATCCACCTTCTTTTTCTTGTGGAGGATTAAAAGAATCGTCTTTAGGTATGATTTTATCAGCGCCAGTTCCAGTTTCTTTAACTTTATAAACCTCGTTCATATATGTTTTGTAGTTAAAGTATAAAACTTGGATAGTATTATTATCTTCCTTATCGTAACTGTGTCTTGAGTTATAGTTGGATCTATTGTTAGATTTATTCTTCATTATATCTTCAAGATCACTTTCAGATAAATGAGGAAATTGTTTTGCTAGTTCGTTTACTGGAATAGTCTTTACTTCACCAACGTAATAAATATCATCAAAATTAGGGGACTCTGTGTAAGAATATACAAGGTTTGCTGGATCAACGTAATCTATAACAACACCCTCTGATGTGTTAAACGAAGTTTTAACAGCGCCTATACCTAACACTGTTAAATCGTAGTAAAACCTTTTCTTTATTAACTCGTAGTTGTTACCATCAAACAAAACATTTAAAGCTTGTTCTTCTGCTAGCTCTACCGCTTGCTTGTATGATATCTGCATGTGTAGTTCTAATTCTTCATTGGTTTCAGGGAGTGTTTCTGGGTTGCTTTTTCTAAGATCTATTTGAAAGTTTCCAAGAGTAAAATCATTAAACTGCTTGGACTGCATGTCAGACATGATGTTTTCCATATACTTTGTTCTCTTCGAGATACCATAAGGATCTTGAGAATATGCTTTTATATCGTATGCTCTTTCAGCAATTCCATTTACAACTATATCTACAAACTTAGATATAATAGGAACTGGTTTCCAGTCTAAATTTAAATAGGACAAATCACCGTTTATAGATAACTCATCCTTATACTTTTGAATAGATTGCTCGCCTCGAGCGTACAATCTTAGATTATGAAAATCATTGCTATTAGCCCCGTACCTATTAGAACCTCTATCATTGTTGAACCACTCTTGCTCTATTGCTTTACCTACTTTCAAACCATAATCATAGCTTAGCTTTTCAGCATCACTAACTGTTTGACTCGGGAAATAACTTTTAATGCCAGACTCTGCCATATTTATTATTTGATTATTTGTGAATTGCTTCCAGTATTAGTATACTTGGAAATGTTTATATTTAGTGGTTGCTTTTCAACCTTAGAATTTGGTGCATATAAATGTCTATTGTTAGCCATGATAGCTAAACCAGAACTTATCGACGCATCATGCTTTGTTCTTTTGTTTATATCAAACTTTGCCCAATCGTTTAGTAGTTCATTGAAGTATAAATCACCAAGCGTTCCATCTTGCTTTATACCTACGTGATCTTGTATATACATTTCAATTGCAGCTGCATGAGCTTGTTTAATATCTTCTGAGGAGTTAGGTATACCACCTACTTCTTTTTCTGCAACAGATAATTTGTTCCAGATTTTATCAGGCCTATTCATACTAAACCCTCTATATCCTCTACGTCTTAAATAATATAAAAGACGAGGTTTATTGTTTTCTGCAAGTATAGGCATCCCGTAAAATACTAAAGCCATTAAAACATCTTCAAAGAACATCTCTGCTGTTGGTGGTCTAGACAAGTATTCTAAAAAAAAACTGTTTGCTGGAGCATCCTCCATGCTAAACCTAGTTAAACCATGTAAAGCTCCTTTAGACCCAACTCCATCTACCGTTCCTGATATATCGTAACTATCACAACCAAAGGCTCCCATGTGTTCGTTACCCGGATACTTAACACCGTTTTTAAGTATTACCCTGTTTTGTAGTTGCTGAGGTGGAACCCAGCTAACTTTAAACCTACCTTTTGGATCTGGATAAAATATTACTTGAGAATCTTTAACTCCATTAACCCATTGAAAATTACCTACTGTAACTCCTAAGGTTCTAGCCATCTCTTCGTTGTAATCTATTTGCTCGTATAATTTAACTAAGTTAAATATACTGTTTTTAGTCTCATCTCTAAACGCATGCTCTGTAGTTCTGGGAAATTGGCGATAAAACTCGTTTAAAGCATCTTGATCGTCTTTTAAACCATCTACTTCGTTTTGCCAGTTATCTATTACACCTACATCTATTAATTCACCGTCTGGTGTAAGTCTGTCGATATCAGGAGTATTAAAGACTGGAATTCCATACTCGTCAATAAATCCTTCGTAGTTCCATTCCATTGGGATAAAAAGAGAGTATAAGCCAGACTTTGTCTGACCATTTCTATTTCTTCTCGTGACATCTGAGGCATTGTATAGTTTTTTAAAGTTTTCTCCACCTTTATCTAAAGCATTTGAAGTTGAGCCCATCATACATTTACCAATAATTCTACTACCTAACCGTAAACATGTTTTTGTAACCCTCCAGTTATTTAAAATATTATCGGGTCTTTCCCATTTGCCACTTTCATCATGAACTAATAAAGCTAGTTTTTCACCATCATAACTATTGTCTCCAGTATTTTTCCAGTCAATAGTCGTATCTAAACCTTTAATATCTTCAAGCTTTTCGTTTGATGTAATTTTCTTCCTTGTAAACTTACTAGCTGGCACTCTATACGCTAACTCTGACTTTGGTCTATCCATACCATCTTGAATAGGTTTAAAAAAGAAAGGATAATTAATTGATATAGGAACAACTTTGTCTGTAAACATCTTCTTAGCATCACTACCAGTTTTAGATAGTATACCAAATCTACTATCACTTGCAAGAGTGGCTAAGTTAACGGTTTCTGCTGATGACATAAAAGAAAATCCAGAACGTCTATTTTTAAGGTAGCACATTCCGTAACATCTTTTATCTGCTTTGCAAGCTTCCCAGAATATATAAAATAATCTGTTTGCTTCTCTAAAATCTGGAGCACCTACATCAATTTTGCTCCATTGTAAGTACATGTACTGCGTACCTGTTATCCAGGTTGGTTTACCATTATTCGTGAACCAGAATCCTTCTTCCCTTCTTTTGAACTCTTCATCTATATAATCGTACCATTTTTCTTTACTGCTTTCCGGATAGTTTCTCCAATCGAATATATTTTTAATTCTCTGCAACTCCTTGGGGTACTCGAATTTCACCCATTTGTTCTTCGGATCTTTGTATACTTCTTTAGGAGCTTTTGGTAGCGCAATAACTAGTCCTTGTATTTCTATTATTTCACCTATTTGTCCATTGTGAGATAACACTATAATATCGTGTTCTTTATCGTAGCCGTATTTCCATTTCTTACCTTTGTTAAGACGACTGATTGTCGTTTTCTTAACTGGTTCAACCGTCTTAACTAAACTTTGATTGTACATTACTTAGATCTACTTTCTGCGAATCCTTTAAAAGTCTTTTCCTTTCTCTCTTCAGGTGTTTTGCCCTCGAGTATGTCCTCTTCTTCTTGGATTCTGTTAAGTATTTCGAATGCGTCAAATATAGCTAGTTTTTTAGTAGCTGCTGCATTTTTTAGTCTATCTGCTGATATGTCATCGTCTGAATCAACGATTGCTTCCTTAGCTACTTTAATCAGCTCTTCAACTGCCTTGTGCCCAGCTTGGATTATACTCTTCTTCGTTTCCTTGATGTTCATATTTGATTGTAATAAAATTAGATAAAACTCGAAATAGTCTCTCGCCATCAACGATAAACTCATATTCACTA